GGGGCAACAACAAACAGTCATTCCTTTAAATACATTTAATTACTTTTACTGGTGGGCATTAATTTCGTTTTAATGTGAATTTGATTTTCCGTGATTAATTTTAGTAATTGATTCAGACTTCCTTCCACTCTATCTCCGGTCATTAGATAGTACTCTGCTGTTCTTTGTATTAAGGTATCGTATTCGTACCAACGTCCCAGTGGCAATTCTTTGTAACCAATTCTTTCAGCTATTAATTTTGTTTGCGGCATTAATCCTATCATGCACAAATAACTTGCTCCTCTCGCTATCAGGTTTTCATCCGTACTTTCACTCATTCCATTCGTTACCTCATATTTTCTTAACAATCTGATAAAATCTGGACCGGCTTCATACCTGCCTGTTGAGTTTTTGTACACACACATTCTCAAAAACTTGCCTACATTTTGCCCTATTATTGGCTTACTTCTCATATTCCAATGTCGCGCGCTGTTCTCACTGATCATCTCTTTAGTAACTATGTCTCTAAGTATTAAACTTATGTTATCATCACCTAGTACCAACATTAATTTCAAAGCGTTTCCTAATGTTCTCACCAACTTCATTCTCACCATTAAATTCACCAACACATTACCTATAGCTGTGGTCGCTTGTCCAGTATGCCTCATGCCTTCTCCTGTAAATGTTGTACCGGCTCCTTTTGCGTACCATTTATATTTATTACTTCCATGAACTTTCCTCCACAACTCAATTAACTCTGGGTCTGCACCTAATAGCTTGTATATTTCCATCTCAGTGTTGATGATTGTGTTATCAGTCTGCCTGTCTTGCTTAGACAAGTCATCTTCTACCACATCGCAATCGTCAGATACATTTTTCAATAATTCACTTACTTCTAACGCTGTTAAACCATCCACATATCTCACTTTAGGTATTAATACCTCTTTTAATCTGTCTTTTATTTTCATAAAAGCGCTACTGAATAGTGCACACACGCCTTTTCTTTGCCACATGATTAATCTCACCCTTTGATCGGTCAATAAATCATTGAAACCATTGTTACCTGTCAGTGCTGCGTCTATCACATCTTTAACACGGCTTTCCAACTTCATATGCACATTGACTTTTCTTATGCCGGCTACTACCAAATCCTCACTCAATATTTCATCTATTTCAGAAGCAATCTTTAAATAATCTGGTCTTGACTTTAACCACTCCAATATTGCCTCTCCATCGAAGCCAATCTTTTTCATCAATTTGTCTGTAGCACTGCTCACAAAATATGTTTGACCAAACAGCTTTGCATCTTCCATTGCATTGTGTTCTACTTGTCTTAATTGCCATTGACCACCATACAAGTCTGATGCCGCTGCTGGACCACTGCCTATTAATTGATTCCAGCTAGGTCTTGCGTATATTGGATATTCTACTAAAGTCGTTTTGTTAACCCATTTAAAGCCATCAAATAACTCCTTCTTTTTTAAGTAAATTGGATGATTTGGCAAATTAATCACCACATCTAACATTCCTGTGTCATCATCCCAATAATCAACCACGCTTTTTATCGGATGTTCCTCATACACTTCACCG